ACTACGTGAACGAGTCCCGTGGATACCCCAACGAGCATACCCTGCGTGGCCTGCCGCTTTTCGCCTGGCTCCTCCAGGAACCATCCACCGGCTGGGGACTCTGTCCCATCGGGAAGTGGAGAATTGACGACGAAGACGAAGTAGTCATCGCCCAGGCCATCGCGGCGGGCGCGGCAACTGAAATCTCCGCCGAGCAATACGTTGCCGAGCGTAACGCAATCCTCGATCCACCGGGACCGGAACCACCGGACCCGCCAGATCCTCCGATTTGAAACGCCGTGGAATACAAGAATGGCATTTCTGGGCGCTGATCGCGGCGCTCTGGGCTTTCGTGCTCATTCTGGCGTTGCTGCGCCTCTAAGCTTGCCCGGCCTCTCCTAATGCGTTAGAACTACAACCATGAAACTCGTCCTCTGTATTCTCGTGGCCGCGGCCGTGGCCGGCTGTTCTGAATTCCCGGGCGTCCTTCATTTGACTACCTCCCCAGAAGGCGCCATTACTGCCGGCGTCACCATCCAACCCTCCAAGTAATGCCCGATCCCATCCCACCCACGCCACCGCCCGGGGCGGATATGAAAACCTTGCTGATCTGGATTGCCGCCCGCTGGGGAGGCGGCGCCGTTTTCGGCGTGATTGCCATCTTCGGCTTGGGTATCGTCTACAAGGACATGAGATCCGACCGCGAGGCTGACCTGGCCTACCGTGCCCAGGAGACAGAAATCAATGTGACCACCGCCGAGATCCTAAAACGGATGGAGGTACGGCTGGCCGACATTGAGAAAAGGATTGATCCCTGACCATTTTTTCTGAGCAGCAACATAGGCGAGGCGCCCGGGGAAACCTGGGCGCTTTGTTTTTAGGCCGGAAACCGGCCGGCGGGCCTATCTCCAGAGAAATCAGAATTCTCCGGAGATATGTTAGACCAAACTAGGGGTCAGAGTTTGACCAGTCCCATTGCCGGCGTGGCTTAGTACGAAAACCGGGGCCCAGTTTTCGTACCCTGGCGCGGATAGCTCCCTTTTATGTTGACGCAATAGCGGCGCCTATCTAAGGTGATCTCCTATGTTTGCTGACCACGAAAAAGTCAAGGTGATGGTGAACTCCATAGCCACCTACCGGATCGAATCTCCCCCATGGCCGCTGGCTCCGGCCTCACCACCACCTGAACCGTGGCCCTGGAAGCTCGGAACCGCCCGGCCCGAGAGAGGGGATTCTCTCTTTGAAAGGGAACCATGGGGAATAACCCTCACCCTGCTGGGGGAGGATACCATCGAGGCCGAGCAACCGGAGGGATACATGGCCCGCTTCACCTGGGACGCCGAGGCCCGCGAATGGCAAGGATTCTGGAAGCGCCGACATATCCGCTCGAAATCTCCCAGAAATCTCCTGCGATGGCTGGAACGCACCGAGGACAAGATCCGCGAGAAGGCCACCACCGGCCGGCCGATCTATCCCGGCGGCCCTTTTCATGTTTCCTTTGACGACGGCCGGGCGAGAACCCACGCCCCGGAGGATGATGGGCGGCTCGATGAGGCCGCGGCATCCCTCGGGATGGGCACCAGAATGCTTCCCAGCAACCGATATCAATGAGAAAGAAACCAAAACGCCTTGGCCGCCCGCCGGTCAAGGATCTCCGCCAGTGTCTACCGTTCCGGCTCAAGGGGAGCCTTGTTGAGAAATGCCGGGCCAAGGGCCGCGAGTGGCTGGAAAAGCTCATCACCTCCGCGAAATGAACCTCTTTGAATATGCGGCCGCCAAGGCCGACCAGGGCGTTGCCCGCGCCGCGGGTGGTGCTGGGCCTGAAACCATTTCTCGGGCCGTAGCGGCCGTTCTGGAGGTCGCCAGGGAGCTTCCTAGCTTCACGAGCGATGATGTCCGGGCACGCTATGGTGATTTCGGGATGGCAGAACCGCGGGCCTGGGGTGCTGTCATGCGGCAGGCGGCCGGCACCGGCGCCATCGTGGCCACCGACCACTACCGAAAAACAGGACGCACAAGCTCCCACAACCGGCCCATGCGAGTCTGGCGGGCAAGATTAACCGTTGACATTTAATCATTCCATACCTAATTTGGCTACCTTATGACTGCTAGAGAAACCGCCCGGCTCATTACCCGGGTACAAATAAAGGAAATCCTCCGCCGCCAGGAGGACATCAAGCCCGGGGCCACCATGTTTGACGGTGTTTGCCCGATTGAATACGGAATCCCGAGCCCGATCCCGCCTTTGATGGTGATCGCGGCCCGGGTCAAGATCCTCGAAGACTGGATTGATACCCCATCAAATCATGCATATGACCGAAACTGAGGCCCGCGGGATGGGCTTAGGGCGCCTGACCACGCCCTACAACCTTCCCCTGGAGAAGGCAATGATGGACAACGTCATTGCGGATATGCGGCGCGGCGGCATCAAGTACGCCCTGGTTGCCACCAAGGGCGGAACGGAGGTTTGGCGCAGTGGGATCCGGACTGATGACCGGAAAAGGAAAGATTTGGGAGAATAGCAGGGCTCCCCGGCCGGCGGCGGCAGTTATGGGTGTTGTTTCCGCCGCCGGCCACCCCTTCAAATGAATGAGTTGGCTCTTTTCGCAGGTGCTGGTGGAGGAATTCTCGGGGGACATCTCTTGGGATGGAGAACCATCTGCGCTGTGGAATGGGACGCCTACGCAGCATCCGTCCTGGTGCAGCGACAGAACGATGGCTCACTGCCAGCTTTCCCGATCTGGGATGACGTACAGACCTTTGACGGGAGACCATGGAGAGGCCGTATTGATGTCATTTCTGGAGGCTTTCCCTGCCAGGACATCAGCTCAGCCGGAAAAGGAGCAGGAATCAATGGCGAGCGAAGCGGTATGTGGGGACACATGGCAAGAATTGTTGGTGAAGTTCGACCGCGCTTCGTCTTCGTGGAAAACAGCCCACTGCTTGTGGGAAGAGGACTTGCCAGAGTCCTCGGTTCGCTTGCCTCGCTGGGGTATGATGCGAGATGGGGAGTGCTGGGAGCGAGAGATGCCGGAGCACCTCACAAGCGGGACAGAATCTGGATCGTGGCCCACGCCTACAACCATCGACAATCCCCAAGTTGCGGGACAAGGGAAGGCAGCAGGGAATCCGAAAAGGGGGACCACTCTGGGAGGAGCAGTGAAGATGTGGCCGACTCCGAGATCATCCGACTCAAAGGGAGCGTCAAGCGTCAGAACTCAGCGGATTCTCCAAGGAGAGAGCTGGCACCAATTCCAGCTCCGGGAAGCAGTTCGGTCAACGGAACCTGGTGGCCAACTGAATCCGACATGGGTCGAGGCTTACCTGCTTGGATGGCCGGTCGCGTGGACATCAATGGAACCGATGCCCAAGGAGGTCTTTCAAGAGTGGGAAAGAACATTCCTCACCGGGTCGATCGTCTCAAATGCATTGGAAACGGACAAGTGCCCCAGTGTGCAGCCCTGGCTTGGAGAATCCTGAACGAATGGACATAATACCGATACTCATGATCGAGCTTCTGATGCTGGGAGCGGTGATGGTACTGATGCGGGCTCGATGGTGAGGTTATTCACAGAATCCGCATTACACCAGTTGTATGAAGTTATAGAATTATGGGGATAACCAGTGAGTAACCAGTGGATAAGCAGTGTATAACCCGGGATAACGTGGAACAACTCAGGCCAATGCGACCTATCCCCAATCTATCCCCAGCCTATTGCCAACCTATTCCCACTTGCAAGGTGCTGGTGTTGAGTCTGTTAAATGCTAAATCGGGTGGTTGTTGGCCCTATTACGGTTAAGAAAGGGTTTTGAAATTCAATCCCATACTAATAGGAGCGGCCGATTCTCTCGCCCCTCCGGACAACCGGCCGATCTATGAATGGGCCGCGGAGAACGTGCAACTGGTGGGTGGAAAGGGGGCGTTTTTTGATCCGGACGCCGTGCCATCGCAACGGTTCGCTTTCGATTGGATCAGCGATCCGGACATTCACAATATCACCCTGGTCTGGCCAACCGGGTTTGGGAAAAGTGTCTTCTTCGAGGCCTGGATCGCTCACACGGTGGCCGAGAATCCCTCAGATGCCCAGTTTTCTCACCAGACCGACCGGCCGGCGGCTCAGTGGGTCGAGAAGCGGGTGGTGCCTACCCTGGAGGCTTGCCCGGCCACCGCGCCCATCATGCGGACCACTCACCGGCACAAGAAGAGGAAGCTCGAACTGAGCTTGGCCAATGGGTGCACTCTCTATTTCGGCGGCGCCAATATGCGTAATTTGCAGGATAAATCCCTTCCAATTGTGGGAGGCCAGGAAGTCTGGGATTGGCCGGCGAACGGCGCCATTTCGGAGGCCAAGGCAAGGACGCATGACAGATTCGATGAGAAATGCGTGTTTTGCGGCCAGGGAGGAATCGAGGGGAGCGAATTCGAGGGGGAATATCTGGGCGGCAGTCTCTATACCACCGGATTTAAATGCCCAGGCTGTAAGGAGGAGACTCCCTATATGCCTTACACCGGCGATCCGGCGGCGGATTTTGAGTCGGTAATGACCTGGAACGCGGATCTGGCGGCGGCAGACCAGGTGCCATGGGAAAGGCTGCTCAAGACGGTGCGTTACGTCACGCCGTGTTGCGTTCGCAAGATGCGTGACACTCCCACCAACCGCCGGAAGCTGGCTGCTCGCCAGGTGCTCATCAGTCTCTCGGATCACGAGGGAATCCCAGGCTGGGTGAGTCACACGGTTTCCGCCCTCGCGGCTCAC